ATGGTGATCACGGGATCGATCGCGATCACCCAGATGGGCACCTATGCCTTCTATCTGGGTTCCGACGACGGATCGATCCTGACCATCGGCGACCGGTATCGGGCGTCCGGCCTCCGTCTCAATCGCGCAGGTTGAAGAAGGCGCGGCCGCCGATCACGGCGAGCGGCAGCCGCGGACGCCCCCAGGCCGGCGGCCAAGGTTCGGCCGCCGGCTTATAGGCGGTGGCACCCAGAACCGGGTCGGGAAGCAGGCCGGCGGCGGCGGTGGCGGCGATCGCGTGAGCACGCCGAAAGTCGCGGTCGGCCGGACCGAGCGCCAGCAGCTCGGCGCGCACCGGGTTGCCGGGCCGCCAGCACGCAAATTCCAGGCCGGCGCGGCAGATCGCGGCGATGCTGCCGCCCCACCAATGCCTGCCCCGCAGCCGGATGGTAACCTCCCAACGATTGACGATGGCGGCGGCAACCGCCTCCATCGCGTCTTCGCCTTCGCCCCGCGCCTCGCCCCACAGGGTGCGGGCCAAGGTATCGACGTCGTCGGCGGTGCATGCGCCCGGCTGGAAGGCGGCGGGGCGGAAGGCAGCGTTCAACCGGGCGTTCACGGCTGCGCCTTGCTCCGGCGCAGGATGCGCCAGACCCCGACGACGCCGATCGTGGCGCCGCAGACCGAGGCAACGGTCGCGGCGATCATGTTGATGGTGCTGAGAAGATGGATCCAGAACGGTGTGGTCATCAGAAGTATTCCAGTCGTCGCATTGGTGTAATCGGCCGAACCGGAGGCGTTTGCCCCGGCATCGGCCAGCGGGTGTTCGGGCACGAGGTGCTCCTTTTGTGTTTGTCTTGGGACGGCATCTTCCGGCCGGTCGAAAAGCCGCCCGGGGGTTGCCGGCGGAGGCCGCTGACGGCCCTGGTGTCAGGGCTCGGCGTGCGTGACCTGATCCAGTCCGGCGCGTTCGGCGGCGATCCAGTCCTGCAGGTCGATCAATTGCCGGCGAATGGCGCGGCAGACTCCGTAATTGGCGGTGACGGCGCCGGCCACGGCAGTGAGGCCAAGTCCGGTGGCGTCGTCATCAGATTGCCCGGCGGCGAGGGAAACCGCGGGCAGGCCGCTGGCGGCGCTGTCGTGCAGGCGGACAAAGCCGCGAGGGACAACGCAGCGAGCAGCGGATTTTGGCGTGACATAGCGGGGCACCTCGACGATCTGGGTGTGGGTGAAGGTTGCGATGCTGCGCTGGTCCCGCGCAGCCTGGGTGGCGCTGTCGGCGGTGATCCGGGCGGCGGCTTCGTTCTGGACCAGGGTGGCCGCGCGGTCAGAGGCGAGCGCCGCGTCATCCTCCAGGGCGCGATAATGGTAGCCTTCGAACAGGCCGAGGGCGCCGACCACGCAGAGCCCGGCCAGCGACGTGAGCAGCGTCCATGGTCCGGGAAGAAATCCGAACATTTCAGTCTCCTTTCAGGGGTTGGCGGTTGGCCGGCCGATCGGGCGCGCCCGGGTCCTTCAGCAGCACGGCGACGATGGCCGAGAACGCCGCCGCCGTGAGAGCGGCGGCGCTGACGGGCGACGGCAGCTGGGCCCCGAGAGTGCCGAGCGCGGCGGCGATGCCGGCCCAGCTCGAGCCCTCCGACAACCGGAGCAGGAGGAAGCGCATCAGGCGATCAGAGCCGTGACGAGCGCACCCGCCGCGAAGGCGGCAAGGCCGGCGGCGAACGGATGGGCCGCCAGGGCGGCCCGAACCGCGTCACGCAGCGCCGTCAGATCGGCAGCGAGCGCGGTTCTGAGGGAATCGAGCGGGGTATCGGGCATGAGACTGTCCTTTCGAGGTCGGGGAACTGAGGGGAAAGTGCCGGAGCGCCGGAGCGCGCCTGTTAGGCCGAGGCGGCGGGATATCCGGCGGTGACGTCGATCGCGGTCAGCGCGGCTTGCGTCGTGGTGGCGAGGATCGCGGTCTTGATCGCGCGCAGGTTCAGGATGCAGGCCGAGACGTAGCCGGCGACGGCGCGGGCGAAAGCGTACATCTGCGCGGCCGTCATCGCCGTCTGCGTGTTGTTGGCGGCAATCCAGGTGAAGCCGGATGGCCACGCCGGATTGTTGGTCGGATCGGTGATGGTGCCCAGCGCCGCGATCGCCATCGCCGCCATCTGCGACTGGCTGGTCGAGTCGATCTGATAGAGCACGCCCTGCCAGGTGAAGCCGGCGGCGATCAGGCCGTCATAGAGCGCCTGCGCCGCGGTGACCTGGGCCGCCTGGTTGTCGGCGAGCGTCGGCACGGCAGCGGTGAGCGCTCCATTGGTCACCACCGAGGTCGCGCCCAAGTTCGGCGGCGCCGCGAGCTGCAGCACGGCCGCGCCTGTCGGCGGCGTCGGCGCGGTCGGTCCCTTGCTGTACATCAGCACGGCGCCGCTGGCGGTATCTTAGATGGCCCAGTCGATCATCGTTGGCACACCAGGATCTGCACGTTCGTGCCTTGCCCGTAATCGCAATTCCAGCCCGAGGCCTGGATCGTGATCGTGTGGGAGCCGCTCGGGATGCTGACGATCGTTCCGAAGAAGGCCTGGTTGGTCTGGCTGGTGAAGACGACACTGCCGTCGACCAGGATCTGCGTCGCGAACTGCTCGGCGTGCGGCGGGTCGATCTCGACGATCGGCGCGGTGAGGATGAAGAACTGGAACAGGGTGTCGGCGGTGACTTCGAGCGTCACGCCCTGGGTCCAGATCGTCTGCCAGGTGCCCGGACCGCTGTTGACGGTGAAGGCGCTCGCCAGGTTGAGCGAATAGGGAATGGTGATGGCGTTGGCCGCGACGTTGACCGTCTCGACCACGCCGTTGGCGAGCGACGCCTCCTCGAAGATGACGTTGCCCGACGAATCGAAGATCCACAGCCCCCAGGCGCCGGAGCGGCGGCCGGCCTGCACCCGCAACATGCTCGAATCGTCGTAGACCCGGATGTCGGGCCCGTTGGCCACGCCCGAAACGGTGGTGACTTCGCCGTTGATCTGGATCAGCCCGCCGCTGGTGGTGCCGGCCTCGAAGCTGTAGCCTTGGATGAAGTTGGCCTCCATCTTGTCGCCGGTGATCGTGCCGGCGGCGATCTGGGCGGCCGTGAGGCTGTCGGCGACGATCGCGTTGCCCTCGATCGTATCGGCCGTGATGTCGGCGCCGTCGACCGCCGTGATCCAGGCCGTGCCGTTCCAGCGATAGACCTTGAAGGTGTCCTCGGCGATGGCGACGCTCGACTTCGTGTGGTCGGCGGCCGATATGGTCGAGACCAGCTGCACGAGCTGCTGCCCCGCGACCAGGCTGGTGTTGTCGATCAGCGCGGTGGTGGCCTCGGCCGGGCCGGCGAAGCCGCTGTAATTGCCCGAGGTGTCGATGGCGCGGACCCAGTAATAATAGGTCGCGCCACCCGTAAGGCCGGTGTTGTTGTAGCTGCCGGCGGACACGAAGGTGACCTCGACTGCATGCGCCAGCACATTGTCGGTGCTGCGCCAGACCTCGTAGCCGGCGATGTCGTTTTCGGTCGACAGCGCCCAGTATACCAGCACGCTCTGATAGGTGCCGACCGCGTTCAGCGACGTCGGCGCCGGCGGCGCGGAGGTCTTGCCGACCGTGACGACATTGAGGTCCTGCGCCCAGGCGGAATAGAACGGGCCGCTCGACCGCACCGCCCGCACCTGCACGTCATAGGCGGTGTTGGGCGGCAGCGGGCTGATCCGGAAGCTGGTGGTGTTGGCGCCGCCGCGCCAGCTGATCCACGGCCCCGGTCCCGCATGCAGGCGATACTGCACTTCGTACTGGTCGAACACCGGGTCGGGCGAGGCCGTCCACGACACCACGCCGAACGAGTTCCAGCTGCCGTCCTTCTGCTGCTCGGCGCCGACGGTGAAGGCGACGCCGCTCGGCGGCGCGACATAGGTCGCCGTGCCGCTCGGGCTGTATTCATAGGCCGGAACGTCGGCCAGCAGCTCCTGCCCGCCGCCATAGGTGTTGAAGGACAGGAATTTGAGATAGAGCGTCTGGCCGACATACGAGACCGGCGCCACCGGCAGGTCGAACGACATGATGGCGGTGTCGAGCCGGCAGAACTGCGCGCCCAAGGCATGCGCGGCAATGGCGGTGCCGTAGACGCCCCGCCGGAGCGTCGTGAGGTTGTAGGCGTTGGTACCGGTCAGCGTCGCGGTCTCGTAGGAGATCAGCTCCTGGTCGACCAGGCCGAGGGTGCGGAAGGCGTTGAGATCGGCGGCGGTGCCGGACAGCAACTGGCCGCCGGATTCGGCGAGGCTGACGGCGAGCGTGTCGGTGGTGTCGGGATCGCTGCCGGCGGCGAGCGCGGCCGTGAGCTGCCCCTGGCGGGCCGGGCCGGTGATGCGGCCGAGATAATGGGCATAGGTCGAGCCGTCGAACGACAGCCAGACGTCGGCGCCGCCCCAGTTCGACGCGCCCGACGCGCCAACCATCACCTGCGGCGCGGTGGTCGAATTGGCCGCCAGCATCGCCGGCGGCGGCTCGAAGATCAGCGGATTGGCGTTGATCGATCCCGGCGCCGCGTTGTAATCCGCCACGAAGGGCGAGCCCGAGGCGTAGCTGTACAGCGGCGCCGAGCCGGAGCCGCCGAGATAATCCTCGGCCGTGACCTTGATGTTGCCGGTATCGTCCTCTTCCAGCGTGAGGATGCGAACCCACTGGTTCGCGATGCCGAGCCCGGCATCGCTGATCTCGACGATGTCCATCGGGTCGAGCAGGCAATATTTCCACCCCAGCGTGAAGCTGTACTGGTTGCGCACCGCCTGGCGCTGCAGCTGCAGGGTCGCCGACATGGTCGCGGCCGCCAGGTTGCAGAACCAGTGCGATTGCGACGGTTGGGCGGTGCGCAGGCCATAAGCCTCGATCGCCGCCTGATCCTTGGCCTCGACGATCTCGACATTGTACTGGTTGCCGCGGTTCAGCCATTCGAGCTTGACCGAGTTCATCCGGTCGGACGGGCGGGCCCGGCTGCAGGCGACCGGATCCGTGTCGCTTCCCGCCTCCAGGAAGTCGTCGTCGGTCAGGCTGTAGAGCGGCGCCGAGGGCGCCGTGTAGCTGGCCCCGTTGGCCGCCAGATCGGCGTCGCCGTAGGGCACGATGGTGAGCGTCGCGCCCGACCACACGAACGCGGCGTTGCAGTCCTGGACGATCTGGTTGACCTGGGTCGCGGCATCCTGCTGGGTGTCGAACAGCGGCGACACCACCATCCCGGCAGCGCGGCAGTAATTCGAGAACACCGACAGATCGCCGAGCCGGTTCGCGGGAAAGCCGATGCCGTAGCGGCCATTGGTCAGCACGTCGACGACGACGTTCATGGGGTCGGCGTCGGGCAGGCCGGGGATGCCGTTCTGGAACAGGCCGGTCACCTCGTACGACAGGTTCGGCAGCTGCGCCGAGGTCCCGAGATCGTAAGCCTGGGCGAAGACGTAGCCGGTATCGGCATAGGCCAGGTCCTGGCCCGGAAATAAGGTGGTGAGATAACCCCAGGGCGGTTGGCCCTCGGTGCCGTTGGCGAAGGCGAGATGGGAAGCGGCGAAAGCGTATTGCGACTTCGACGACCAGACGGTCTGGACGTCGCCGAGAGGTCCCTCGGCCAGCGCGAAGGCGAACGAGGCCTTGTAATCGGTGCCGCTGGACGATCCGTTCTTGCCGCCCGAACCGCCGCCGCCCTTGCCGGTGTTGGAACTCGCCGCCGCGATCGCCTTGAAGCCGCCATACCAGATGAGATTGCCGGTCATCCGCGTGCGGCCATAGAGCACCGGGACCACCGACCCGTAGACCGAGCTTTGGATCGTGACGCCCGATGCGATCGTCTGCGTCGCCGCGTTGGTCTTGCCGCCGAACAGGCTCATGGGGTCGCTCCGTGTTCATCTGCGTCCGCGCTTATGCGCGGCCCCCTCACCCCTTCGCTCCGCTTCGGACCTCTCCCCGTTGGGGCGAGGTTAAGGCCCGGTTCGTGTCCCCTCGCCCCAGCCGGGAGAGGGTTAGGGTGCGGGGGTCTTGCCGAAGGCCACAGCGTGAAGAATTTGCGCTCCCGGCCTGCCAGCGGGCCGGAGTCGCCGTCGTCTTCGGTGACGCCGACATGGATCGCGGCGTGGATGATGCGGGGCCAGGCCACGATGATCGCGCCATGGGCAAAGGCGCGGCCCCAGCGATAGAGCACGAAATCGCCCGGCCCGGTCGGCGCCGGGACCTCGCGCGCATGCCGCGCCACGATCTCGAGATAGCGCTCGGCCACCTCGACGCCGTTCTGGCGGTGGAGATGCCAGTCCGGCGGGTAATGCCCGACCGGAACATCGGGGATCAGCCCGGCGGCGCGATAGACCGCCGCCGGCAGCATGGCGCAGTCGACTCCGGCGCCCAGCACCTGCGCGGCATGGTGATAAGGGGTCCGCAGCCACCGCCGCGCCTCCGCCACGACAGCCGCGCGGGTGCAGGTTTCCGGGCTCATTCTGGGCTCCCGCCGTTTGGGACTTGGCAGTCGGTGAATGGGCCGGATAATGTCCCCGCCTTTTCATGCCGGAGACAGTCTTGATGACCGATCAGTCGGGTCCGCAGCTCAAACTCATTCTCGACGACGACAAGAAGACGATGAAGTTCGCCATCAGCAATGACGGGGTGCTGCGCTCCGGCATCGTGCTGTCGGCGGCGCAGCTCGACCAGCTGATCGCCGGGATGGCGCAGCTGCGCGCCCAGATGGAGCCGGAGGTGCCGATCAAGTTTCCCGAGGAGAGCCCGACCCATGGCGCGGTCGGCACGCATTACCATTTCGGCACCGATAATTACTCCGGCGAGCTCATCCTGTCCTTGCGCAATCCCGGCCTCGGCTGGATGTCGTTCCGGCTCAACGTCACCCTGCTCGAGCGCATGCTCGGCGTCGCCCGCACCACCGCAAGGCGCCTCGGCCTGACCGAGGCCGACGTCACCCACTGATCAGGTCGCGGTCTCCGGCACCGGGATATAGGGGAAGCCCGCGAAGTTCTGCAGGTTGGCGAACTTGGCCTTGCAGGTGGACTGGGTCTTGTCGCAGCCGGGATAGAGCATCAGGGCGTCGCCCATTGCGGGCAGCGCCGGCACCGGCGTCGTGAGCGTGAGCGCACCACCATCCTGCTGGCGGATGCCATAGGATTTGCCCAGGAGCGCGCCCGACGAGAATGTCAGCGTGCCGAGCGAGGCCGTGCCGCTCGCCTGGGTGCAATCGGTCTGGAGAATCGCCGCGGTCGATCCGGCGGAAACATGCCAGGCGGTCGCGAAGCCGGATTTGGCGAGGCCGCAGCCGGCATCGAACAGCGTCCGCGCGCAGCCCGGCTGGAACAGGCGCCACGGCCATTGCAGGTTCAGCAGCTCCAGGTGGGTGTTGGCCTTGATCGTCGCCTTGCTGCGGCCGATGTCGACCTCCGTCACCCGGCCGGCGAACAGGGTGACGAGGCCCGCCGCGGTATCGCCGAAGCTCGGCATGAAGGCGCGGTAGAGCTCGATCTCGGCGCCGTCGAGGATGCCGGCGGTGAGCGCAGCGAACCAGGCGGCGCCATCCAGCAGGTCGGTCGGCTTTGCGGTGACGACGATGTCGAGTTCGTCGACCTGGACCCCGGCGCTGAACTTCACCTGCGAGCGTTCGAAATAGGGCCCACCGGCCGCGAAGACATTGCCGGTGGCCGGGTCGGTCAGATCCCGTTCGGCCGAGGTGTAGCGGATTGCCGTGCCGTCCCGCAGCGTGAAGCCATAGCAATCCGCCATGAAGAACTGGTTCGAGCCCAGGATGGCCATCAGGGCGGGACTGGCTGGTTTCATGAGTCGGTTCCGGGGGTTGGGGAATTCGCCACGAAGGACACGATGGGCACGAAGGTCATGAAGAAGGCCTATGCATTATTGCCTGCGGGGCTCATGAATTCATGAGCCCCGCAGGCAATAATCATCGGCTTTTCTTAGTGTCCTTCATGCCCTTAGTGGTTAAACCTTCAAAAAACCGGTCACGGCCAGTTCTTCAGCGTGATGAAATCGAGTTTCTTCTGTTCCCACAGGCGGTTCAGGATCTTCGCGAAGTCATACTGGTCGGCGAGGAAGCGGCAGGGCCAGTAATAGGTGAAATCGGCGGTGATCTCGACGCCGGTGGCGGGGGCGGCCGACAGCGTGAGGATGCCGCCCTGTGCGTTCACGGTGAAGGCCGTGCCGATCGACCCCCCGTTGACGTAAACCGCGGTCACGGCTTTGGGCGCCAGGATGGGCTCGACGAAGCCGCCGAGGCCGCGCACCAGCTGAAACTGGGTCTGGCCGGCGCCGGCCACGCCGAGCGGCTGGCCCGTCACGGCGTCGTCGTCGGGATCGTCGAACAGGAACGAATCATAGGCTCCCTGCCGCGCCAGCACGAAGGCGACCAGCGTGCGGAACTCCTCGGTCGCGTCGTCGCGCAGGAAGTTGAACGACAGCTGATATTGCCGGCGGGGATAGAGCCACAGAGCGGCGCGGTTCTCCCGCCCCGACACGGAGAGCTGGGTCAGCGTCTTGCCCGCGACCGGCGTCCACACCACCGGGTATTCGAGCCCGGCCAAGGCTGGGAAGACGGCATTACTCATTTTGGAAACTCATGAGAACGCTCCGTCGCGGAAGCCCTGGCGGACCGCGGCAAGCACCGCCGATTTGATGTCGGACGGCTTGCCGCCGCCGGCCACGTTGATGTCGCCGAAATGGGCGTGGAAGCTGTTTCCCCCAATACCGCCGGAGGCCAGGCTGGCGCGCAGCGGATCGGCGATGCCGGCCGGCAGCACCATCTCGCGGGCATGCAGCTGGGTGACGGGGTTGAGCCCGGCCGGGATGTCGAAGCCGCCGGCGGCCGAGAACACGTCATAGGCGATGACCGCGGCGAAGGCTGCGCCGGCCGCGATCGGGGCCAGAATCGGGCCCACCACCGGAATGTCGGCGGTCGCGGCATAGGCTCCGGCGGCGGCTTTGTTGGCATCGCCGAATACCGAGGCCGAGCCGGCGGCGGCATCGGCGGCCTTGCCCGCCGTCGCCCCGGCCTCCTTCGAGGCCAGCCGCGCCGCCTCGCCCGATTGGGTCGCGTTGGTCATGGTGAGTTCGGATTCGAGCCAGGTGGTGGCGCGCTTCACCGCCATATTCGTGAAGTCGGAGACGACGGACTGCCCGAGCTTGGTGACGGCCTGGCGCAGGGTCTCGTTGCCGTTCAGGATCCCGCTCAGCGACGCGCTGAAGGCATTGCCGATGGGGGCGATGATGCCCTGCCACGCCTGTTGCGATTCCTGGACCGATTTCTGGTCGAGCTGCCGCAGTTTCGCATAATGCTGGGTCTCGATCTGGTCGAGCTGCGCCTGCAGTTTCGTGCGAATGGCGAGGGTGGCGTCGGCGGCATCGAGCTCGGTCTGGAGCCCTTCCTGGAGCTTCGTGAATTTCTCGTTTTCGACGCGGATTTCCTGCGCGATGGCCTCGTCCGCCGAGACCTGGTGCAGCGCTTTCTCGCGTTCGTAATAGGCCGCGTCTTCGGCGTAGGAATCCGCCAGCGCCTTCCGCTTCGTGGCCGCGCTGGCGTCGCTGCCGGGGGCCAGCGCCGCCTGGAAATCGATCAGCGCCGGCTTGGCCGCAAGCGCGGCATCGCCGATGGTCTGGAAATAGCTTTGGATCTCCTGCGTGGTCGACTGCAGCGCCTGCAGCGATCCGGACAGTCCGCTCTCCAGCTCGTCATTGGCGACGGTGAAGCCGATGTCGATGGTGGTGTCGGACATTGGGGCCTCCTCGAGCGATTCGTACGCGCCCCGTCATTGCGAGCCGCAGGCGCGGCAATCCATCGTGCCCCAGGCATTAAGATGGATTGCCGCGTCGCTGCGCTCCTCGCAATGACGGCAACAGATATAGCGCACCAACGTAACGGCCAAGACGCGGCGTCCATCACGGTATAAAAATTTACTTCTCGATCTCGTACAAGCGCCCGTAATCGAAGAACAAAGTGTTGCCGCCCGAGTAATACCAAGCATCCTTGTCGCTTTGGGCCTTCTTGATTTCCTTCGTTCGCTCGGGCTTTCCCCAGGCGCTTGCCAGAACCTGCGCCTCGGTCATCCCCAGCACGATACCCGAGAGCGACCGGCGTTTGTCGTTGGCCTTCAAGTCAGAGAAATAGGTCGGATAGACGGCGCCCGCCATCGGGTCGGTCGGGCTGAAGTAAATCAAGGGAATGAGCGAGGATACGAAAATGAAACCGGATTGTCCCGCCGAGGTGGTGAGACGCAGCCAGATCTTTCCCCCCGCTGGGGGTCGCGCGATGGCATCGAAGGTGACCTTGCCGGTCGTCAGCACGGTATAGGGCCCGAGATCGTCGTCGGTCTGGTACAGCTTGACCTGTTGGTTGAGCCCCACCCAGTAGGTATGGCCGATGATCCCTTCCGAGGGTCCGCGGGATATGGCATCCAGGCGAGCGTCCGCCTCCGCCATCCGTGCCTGCCGGCTGGGCATGCAAGAACTGACCGCGAGCGGCGCCATCAGGACCGCCGCCTTGAACCACTGAGCCGTTTGCATATCCATCTCCGCCGGTTGGACCGACGGCGCTGTCGATCTTTCGTTCTACATTCACCCCATATTGCACGAGAACGAAGAAAATAACATGGATATTTTGTGACATCCTGAAAATTAAGCCGGGTGGGGCAGCGGCGATCGTTGCCCGAGCAACGTGGCGAGTTCGCCGAGTTCCCCCCGCGCCTCACCCTTCGGCCGCAGCAGCGCCGCCAGCAGCACGTGCGTCGGCGGGTGGGCGCGCCAATAGGTGGCGAGGTCGCGGTATTGCGGGAGGGTGAGGCGGTCGATCTCGTCCCAGGTCCAGCCGCAGGCCGTGGCGATCAGGCCGTAGAGGTCGCCCCAATGGAGGGGGCCGCTTCCCCCGGCGCACCTGCCTTGCTGGGCTCGAGCCCGGACAGGATGGCGATGGCGGAGATCGCGGCGCGCAGTTCCGGCACGGTCGGCGACAGATCATCGAATTGGGCGCGGGTGAAGGCCGGGTCGCCGGTCTGGATGCCGGCGGTGACGATGTCGCCCTGGGCCGCGATCTTGTCCTCGCTGTCGATGCCGAGGGTCAGGAACAGCGGCAGGACCCGCTTGAGGTCGCGGAAGCGCAGCGGCGCGATGGGGTAGGACACCCCGCCGAGAGTGATGCTGTCGGGCAT